GTGCAGATCGAAAAGGACGGTGACGCCTTGGCACTGGTACCGTCGGGTGAGCGCGGTGCCTCGGGTCTGGTGGTGGCAGCAAGCAAGCGTCACATGATCCCATTCAACACCGTGCACTTGCCGG